ATCTGTATATACTTTAGGACTGCAGTAGAAAATGTCATAGGTAGTATCCATACTGCCTGCAGCACCGTTACGCTTAATCTTGAATAACGATTCTGATAACGGTCCATACTCATCAATTAAATTCTTAAGTTTTGTTGCATAAGAAGTTGAGCGCTCCCAAACAACAGGAGTACCAACCATAGTTTGAGTCTGAGGGTCAAGATTGTACTGAACCATATTGATAAAGATTCTAGTACTTGTATTGTTACCTGTATTGCACAACGGACACATTTCAACTGCATCCTGTGGGTTTCTAATACAGTTTATCTTACGATATTTTCCTCCGACTGTGATGTTATGTACTGCATAGATATTGAATGAATCAACACTATCGTGCATAATTCTTACGATTGCCTCATCGCCGTCATTTCTAAGATTAAAGAAATCAAAGGTACCACGACTGCCACCATTACCGCCGTCTGCGGGAATAGCTCCAAATGCGATTTTTGCCATTATAAATGCTCCTTTTCATTTTGATATCATAATTATATATAATCTTAACTTATATTACAACTAATAACAAGTTAAGGTTTTAACTTCTTCAGGTGTTAAGTCATTCACGTCTTTACCTGCGGGCACTAAGAAGTCACTAACTACTACGTCATCGCGTATGTGACGTCTAAATCTTCTTGCTCCTTTACGTCCAGCTTCGTCACCATCAAAATATAAATTAAATGTACGAATGCCACTTTTATTTAACAAATCATATTGATAAGTGGTGCCTGTCCCAAATAAGCATACGGCAGGAATACCGATAGACCATAAGTATAAGCAGTTTATCTGACTTTCGCACACTGCAACGGACGTAATCTTTTGTTGTAATATGTAATACAACAAATATACAGGCTTTTGTACTGCTTCAGGTATCTGGAATCTTTTTGATTTAACATAACGTCCTGTAATAAAAACAAGACCGCCTTGCTCATCTCTCACAGGAAATGTTATCATATCTTTAACAGGGTCATATCCCACCTCAAACAAATCAACAATCTCTTTTGTTAACTTTCGATACCACATATAATCGTGATAGTATTCATAGCACTTCAAGATTGATTCATCCATATACTGCTTGACAGCACGTTTTTTATCTAATTCAATAGGTGGGAGATAGTCTACCTCAGATAAGAATGCTGTTTGACAGCGCTCAAGTAGCCATTCCTGACCAAATTCAATATCAGGTTCATCAAAACAATCTGCAATAAATTGAGGTAACGGTCTCGCATAACCACACGTGAAACAGTGTACAAATCCATACTCTGTTTCTTTATCATTCGGGTCAGCAAACACCATACACGATGGATGCCTTTCCATACCATCTTTGTGATGTGGGCAAGTAACAGGTATGTTATTACCTCGCATCGCTCCGATGTCTCTAAGTTTACCATTTGTGAGTTCGCTTCGTAACTGATTTAAGATTGTTTTCATATCTGTTGTAATAACTTTATTACCAATCTTAAGATGCATTAGAACGCGTCTACTCCTTCACTTTCATACTCTCTAACTAAATCACTAACAGCTTGCGGATTACTACTAGTTTCATCATTCGGAATATATGTAAATATACCCTTATTAAAATCAACTGCATACTGCAGATGTTTACCGTTGATAGCATCACGAGCTTTTACAAGATTAAGAGTTAAAACTCCATCTTTTTGCTCTAAGAATATAACAACAGTACTGTCTTGTGATATACGGTCAGATTGAGCTACGTGAGCTGTGGTTTGACCGCCTTCAGTTGATTCACGATTTTGCTGTGATACTGCAATAATAGGTATATGCTTTAATACTTGTAAATTCTTCAAGTCTCTCGAAATGTTAGCAGCCTTTTCAACAGGACTACGAGCACCACGGTCATCTTCAAGTAAAGAATGTTGGTCTACACAAAGTATATCAAGTTTGTCTTTCTCAATAAATGCTCTTAAAGCAGTAACCCCTGCTGCACCATTTATCATAGCGGGTGTTAGTATCTTTATACTACCTTTATACTTGTTAGGCAATTCTTCCATATATCTTTTATATTCAACTTGTACAGAATCGTTACCACGCATAATAGCTGTGTTAGAGATATGTGAAGCTAAAGTATCAATACGATAACCAACTTTATTCTCACTCATCTCACCAGAATAGATACCGACATTTAAACCTTGTTCGGCTGCCGCTAATGCTATAAAATGTAATATCCACGATTTACCGATACCAGGTCGAGCAACGATAGTTGCCAATTCCTCTAAACGGTCCCATCCTCCGATAAGTTCGTCAAGTTCTTTAAATCCTGTTTTTATGTAAAACTTATTATAATCGTTACATTTTTCAACATAAGCATTATATCGTGAAGTGTCTTTGAATATATCTACAGTGTCAAGATGTGTTGATTCAACAATATCCGATGCTGCAGATGTGTACACACGCATAGCCTCATCAGTCTTATCCTGATTTAGTAGTTCACGAACACGATTAAAAACTTTTGCTAACTTTCGTTTATTATAATCTTGATATAGTTCATCAATAAGATATGTTGTAGTTTCACTAACATCAACAACATCAAACTCAGGAAATTTGTCCACAAAAGAATGGATATCCGGACAATTTCCATATTTATCAATATGCTCTTTTATCCACTTGAATTCATACTTGTAATCGCTAAAAAATTCATCTGTTAGATTATTCATTAACAATAATGAAGTATCTTTTGTTGTTAATAGTTTATTTAGAAATTGTAGTTGTACCAAACGCTATAAACCTCTCTTATCCATCCCGTGTAGTTCAATATTTGTAGAAAGATTTACAATTCGAGAATACAATCGTTCTCCAACGCGTTCTTTCAACTGTTCAGGATTCATATTTGATGTGTATATATTAGACTTACCATTATCAATTCTATTGTTAATAATGTTAAGTAGATTTTCTATTTCAAATTCAGTTCCAACTTTAGTACCTATGTCATCCCAGATAACTAAATCACAAGTAGCAACATTATCTTTAATGTGTTGAATATAGTCACTATGATTACTAATGTTATCTTTCAAAGCTAAGAAAAACTTTGGAACATTGATAAACAATGCTTTACATTCTATAGAAGCACTCGGCCAGACTTTATTGAAATACGCTTGTAATAGTCTGAGTGCCCACGACGATTTGCCATTACCACAAGTAGTAGAATATAGATAAAGGTTACTACCACCTTTTATGAATTCAATTATGTCTGACTGAATTGTTTGAAGTCTCTTAAACTCATCTCTATCAGTCCCATCGGCGTCAATTCGTAGATTAACGTGACATCGTTGTTTATCACTAACTAACGCATTCTCGTACAGTTTATCAAGTTTAAATAATTTGATACAGAATGTGTTATCAACGCACTCGCCTCTACGATATTTAGCACACTGGTCTTTAATAAAACATCTATCACTAAATATCAAATGTTAAAACACCTCTTCACTTAGATTTGTAGTTACTCGAGGTTTCGCAGGAGCTTGTGGGATTCTATACGATACTTTATAATCTTTTTCATACGCATTTATTGCCCACTGTATATCACGATAAGCATTCATCGCTGCTATCTCAAGTATTTGTAACGCTAAATCAAGATTATGATTTGCGTAGTTATCGACAGTCTTTTGACCTACAGTCACTGATTTAGCGGACATCCACCCTTGTTTAGCGTACACTGCATCAATCCAATCTTTATATGCCGATTTAAGCTCATCATTAGAAGTTTCAATCAAGGCCTTTAGATTGTCAACAATCGCCTCTGCCTTTGTTCTTTTCTTAGGCTTGGCAGCTTTCTTAATGATGTCTTCAAGTTTGCTCAATGCAACAGGTTCAGCAGATATCAATGCAGTTAAAACAGTCAAATCGAGCGTAAGACTATCCGGATTATCGTCACTAACCTTCAATACTCCCACACTCAAAAGTAACTCATCAATCTGTTTTTGTTCATCTTTGCTGAGTGTTGTGCGTTTTGTTATATAATCTCTGCAAACCGTGAATGCATCTTCATTCAACTTATCTTTACGTACAGCTTTTTCATTTATATTAAGCAACTCACTAATATAAATAGCAGGATGCAGTCCGATTATTTCTGCTAGTTTTATATTGTAACTAACATAATTGTCCATACTAAGTAAATCAACTAACATTCTAATCCTCGTTTTTCAATAGGGTGCGTAACTTATAAACATAATTCTCAATAGATTGTTTTAATTTGTTATCACTCATATTATAGATATATGAAAATGATTTTTCAACTTGCTGAGGGTCTAACTCATAAGTTTCAGCGAAAGTTTTAAAATAATCTTTCGGTAAAGTCTTCACAGATTTCTTTACGGTCTGAATTAAACTGCGTGTATCCACACATTTTTCAAGCATCACATCGTGTATTATCAAATCAATAATTAAAGCAAACAAATACTGTTGTTTGCTATAACATTGAAGCACAAGATAGCTGTAAGAATTTTCGGTAATACTTGTGGTTAACTCACGTGGTAGATAAGCGTCTTTAAACTCCTCTGAAAGGGCTTCAATACTACTTAAGTTATGGTTTATCTTTCGCTTTTGTCTATTTGATGCTTGAAACCAATTCGCACGACTACAATGTACACACGTATTTAAAACTTTTTCAACTGCTTTAGGGTCCTTATACACTGTACTAGTTTCGTCTTTCCACGGACAAGCCGTTATGGTGTACAGTAAAGCATCCATAAACCAGTCGTAAGCCTCTTTTTCGTCATACAATCCATAATCTTTGTATAACATCTTTTCAATTATGTTCCAATATCTGAGCACTAACGCTGCAAGATAAGCATCACTTTTCGGTCCTTGCTCAAGATATCCTTCAGCTAACTCAATCTGTGATAATTTCTTATGGTCAGGCAATACAGTTACAGCTTGTTGAAACACCTCTTTATATTGTTTTATCAACTAATCACCGTTCTAATATGTATTGATGATATTATAGTTTTATCATCAATTATATTATATATATAAATATAATATATTACAACTAAACAACTAAGATTCAGTTAACTTTCTTAATATTATTATAATTAGATTTGCTGTGCTTCCAACTTTCAAACAAAAAAATAAACCAACTTACGTCGGTTTATTTCAAATCTAATATCCATTGTTTTAATATTTCAATTGACTGTGCGTCAAGTTTATTATCAATTATGTAATCACCTATCGCTTCTTTACTTTCCACAATGTCGTGAACGCGTGTATCAAAAGTATCATTACAAATCAAGTTGTAGATAAAGACAGGTCGTTCACTACCAATACGATGTATTCTGTCACACGCCTGCTCATAAGCACCAGATGTCCACGGCTGGTCAATAAATATTGCGTAACTCGCAGCTGTTAAGGTGACTCCTGTGCCCATCTTCTGATGTGTACATAACATAACTTTGTTCATATCTGAGGTCTGGAACGCATCAATATTCTGAGAAATGATATCATCAGAAACATCGCCGTGACACACTAGGGGGTTATATTCCTGTAACCGTATGTAAAGTTCATTTAGCGTCTGCTTAAATGATGAGAAAACTACTACTTTGTTACCACTAGCTGTTATTTCCTCAATAAGTTCACAGCATCTATCCATCTTTGTTGAAGGGATATTCTCCGTTGTAAGAATCGACGGACACGCTGTTGCTTGTCGCAATCTAGCAATCATTGCTAATAGATTAGCAGTACTAATCTTAACCTTATCCACTTCATCAACAATACCATTAACAATGTTTGTATAGAATGTTGACTGTTTGTCATTCATATCAAGATATTCATCAATAATTGTTTTCGGTGGTAAGTCAAGTAAATCTTTCGTGCGACGTAGTGAACAACTATTCAACTGCTCTTTTAGAGAATCAATGTTCTTATAGTGCTGAAATTCGTTACCGAAATATCCGCCATACTGGCAATACTGATATCTAAAGTTTGAAAAACAGGCGTTTTCTGCGCCTATCCACTTTAATGGAACATAAGCATCAAGAGGGTTGTTTAACAATAAAGTACCTGTTAACCCAACTTTGAAAGTGGCTTCTTTTAACTTAAGTAAGTTCTTTCCTTGTTGTGAAGTGTTAGATTTACAAGTATGTATCTCATCAACTACTATCATATCGAACTTATTCTTGCCGTTTCTTAGCTGTGCAACGATTTTATCATCACGTAAGGTTTCGATATTAGTTATAACGAAAAACTCGTTTATCTTTGATTTCAGCTGAGCTAAGCGGTCACTAACACCACCGTAGTACACTTTACCTTTACGTGTTCTTTTTTCTCCGAGAATAGTACAAGACAGGTTAGAATGCTTTTGTATCTCTTTTTTCCAGTTTGTCTTCAGTGTGTTAATACCGCATACTATAAGACAATGTTCGACATTATTTCTCTTCTTCAACTCTTGGGCAAGATAAATCAACTGTAAAGTTTTACCTAACCCTGGAGCATCCAACAGTAACCATTTGTTATGATTTAATCCGTACTGTATTCCTTCACGCTGGTAGTCATACGGAGTTGTTTTATACTTTTGCAACGGGTATTCAACGTCTACTGACTTCTTTACTATTTGTGGATAAAATTCAATTTCGTCTATCTTATAAGCACTGTTAACAAACTTAGCTAACCTAGTTGCAGGTATTTCCCATATATTTGTTTTCTTGTTATAATCACAAGGGGTGCATTCTTTTAATAATGCAACAATCTTGTCATTATAATCAAATGAAATAAACAAAGAGGATTGCCCCGGAATCCTCTTTGTTGTAAGTTCTTTTATTGTAATCATTATTAGTTTTCCGCTAATTCAAATCGTGAACTTATCTTTGTGGTATAAGGAGTTGAAAAATCATTAAGTGTATCTTCGACAGCATCAAAGCTAACTGTTGCGGACACTTTAAACGGCTTTGAGCAGTTGTCACAACAGTAACTTTCTTTTAAATCCATATCGGACCCTAAGAAATCAATTATCTTGCCTTCGCTATCTCTTCGAATTACATCGGGAATACCGAAAAAAGCTTTCGGGATAAATATCTCTGCAGGCAAGTATTCTCTACCACAACTAGGACAAGTTATAACTGTTAATTTTCTATTCATAATAACCTCAACACATTCTTAATTTATATATAAATATATACAATTATAACTTAATGTTTACCGTCTATTATACGGATTGATTGGTCTAAACTTGCACTAGATATTTTCTTAAATGAAGCATCGTTCAACTCAAATCTGTGTACATACCAGTTATCTGTTGAATTATATTTCAATTCGCAAGTACACAAATCAATACAGTGCCACCCGTTTTCAACTGTCATAGCAGTAGCAGGATGTGTACTACTATTGTTCGTTTCATAGATATATAGACCTTTGTATTCGCCTTCTTCATCACCATAGAATATCTCTTGAGTGATGTCGTTCATACGCAAAGCAGCTGATAATTGAATAGTGGTTGACTCGGCTGCAGTATCAAGATTTGAGCATTTATATAAGGTAGCACCAGATTTTATACTAAAATAATATCCGTATAAGTTAAAAACTAAATCTCCAACAAGTTTTAATTTAACAGTAGCGGAGTCTACAATTACACAGCTAGCATCTGTGTCTGAGGAAATCAAGAACCCTTCTACATCAATTATCTGTCTAATAATATTAGCAACATTATTTTCGTAGAAAATACGTGAGCTTCTGTCACTAGGACGATTTTTAGCGAGGGGGAATACACTAATTTCTGTACCGTTGATATTATATGACATTATAACACTCCTTAATTAGTAAAAAGTAATGACCACTCAATAATAGCATCAGTAGAAGCTGTTATTGCCGACCATAAGTCATTGATATCTTGTGTTTCTATGATAGCTAAAGGACGTTTCTTTTCATCCAGTATAACCATTCTGGGTGACGCTAACACAGGCAGCACTTGCTTATCTTCAAATGTAACTACAGCATTCAATAGCATTCTGCCATCAGTATCACCTGCATCTGCGGCAGGTCCATACACAATCCCAGTAAAAGGAATATGATTAGTAAGAGCTGTCACATATTCATCCTTTATTTCATCAAATGTTTGTATATCAAAATATTTAGGAATCATTCCTGATATGTCATAACCTGCTAAAGCCCTTGTTATGACATCAAGAAGATGTTTTGTGCCTGTGTTATACATCTTCACTTTATACTTTTGATTATTAGTACGAAGTGTTACAGACACACATCCAGTATAAGTTATTTCATTTTTAACTTGTGCTGTGGAACTAGTATTAAACATTATCGGTCTCCTCACTTGTCAATACTTCAATAGCTTCGCCATTGACAGATTTTTTAATAGGATAAGTAGACTCATCATAATCATTTGTAGTAGGAAATTCTTCAATTGTACGATACACTTTAGTGAGAGTAGTACTTACACCATTTATACTGTTAAGAGGTAGGCAAACTTTACTGTACTCATTCAACGTTTCTTTAGTATACCACTGATTAGCACTTTCAAACTCAGCTGCTGATTCAAATAAAGTATAGTTACCACCATTATTCTTATAATAAAGATTATCGGCGTAAACTGGCTTAATCTCACTACTCTGACCGTGGGCTATATAGTTATCGGAAGTGTTTGTACAGATATAGTATTCACCGTTGGGCCAGTTTACAGGCATCTCTGTAAGCAATACAAATTGTTCACCATTTTTACTGTAATAAGTATCTGCGGTAAATGTTAATTCATAAGGATATCTACTAGTGCTGTCATTAGGAGTTGTTACACGAACAGCTCTACTATCTGAAGTGTCCATAAAAATAATCTGCACAGTGTCACTAGACTTGATATGACTTACAGGCGTCATAGCTCTATAGAAACTATATTTCAGCTGATGCCCTGCTGGCAGTACATATTTCAGTAACTCAGTTAGAAGTGTTGTATCCACCTGTCGTCCTTCAATAGCTATTTCTACAATGTAAGTATTACCACGGATGTCTTCATTTACGTATTGCTCATATTGATAGTTATCCAATATGGTTATACGTGATTTATTTGAAGCATTAGCTATCTTGAGAAATACTTCAATTGCAGCTTGTATTCCTTTACGAGAGCCTTTGTCTTTTACTACGTATCTAAAAGCTTGCAATACCGCTCTTAACTCTTCCGTAGTCATAGACTGCTTAGTAAAAAATCCTAACTTAGTTTGTAGTAAAGGTAAAACATTATCTTTACATAAACGAGTATTTGCTATGTTAGTAATGCTGTCAATATCATACTTAACAGCACTATTAACAATATCAAAAGCATTACACATAAGCTGAAAATCGCGTGATTTTCGTGGGTATACATCAGGCACATTTTCCTGTAATCTAAATATCGCCATTATATCACCTATTATTAACAATCATTATATATGAATCCTGAGCTGACCCTACGTTTAAATCAGCTTTACTTATAGTATAAGCGTTAGCAATATGATGTTCGTTAAAGAAGCTCTTACTGTTAAGTGGGTCTTCGATATACATTTCATCATTGCTGTCTATAGTAAATGCATAGTTATAAACGTCATCAATATCAAGACCTTGAACAGCGGTCAGAATATTTTCTGCACTGAAGTTATACTTACTAAAATCATTATAGGTAAATCGTGATAAGGAATCAAAAACGACAATGTCAGAATTTGTTGTTTCTGCAGTAGATGCATTTAATGTTATAATACAACTGCATACATCTTCAACTGATGGTGTAGCAAACGTATAATACAACTTACCACCACAATTGCGTCTATTCAGCTTCGTTATAGCAATAGGAACTGAAGGGGTTCCTACTTGTGATAATGTGGCGGTTACGTTTATGGTAGTTGACATATTATCTAAACATAGCATATAGTTACTACTAGGTTTAAGATTTAGCTGTAAAGACCCTACGCGTTGTCCAGCCTCTACTGCCATCTTACTGATATCACAAACCACCTTTTTATCTTCCAATCTAACAGCAAAGCACTCTGAGGCGGTTAATATAGATTCAGTGTAGAAGTATAGATTAACATCTTGTCTGTCAGCCAGTAAGTCCACATATGTAATATCAATATTATTGCCGCCAATTCGATTAACACATACGTCACTTTGCATATATATATCGTCAATGTTGTCAGCATTTATCAATTGATTACTGTTATTAAATTCATATTGAGGGAAACATTCTATTTCGTCAACATCTTCGCGATGAACTGCAAGAAGCTGTACAGATTTATAGTCATCAGATAACGGCTCAATACATTGCGGAGCATCTGAAGAGCTATTGATATTTAGGGTAGCTCTAGCAGACCATCCATACTGCTCACTTTGAATATTTATGGAAGGCAGAGTAACAACTTCACCTGTTAAAGTTTTATAACTAACTTCAAATTCGGCTCCTATATAAGTGTCTTCCCAAGACTTGAATACAGGAACGGGGTCTTCTGTATGTGTTGTATTACGTCTAATTTGAAGGGTGTTTCCTTTAACTATGTTGTGTACTTGTTGTTCACGAGCATATAGTGTTTCAATATTACTTATAGACTTACAAGATTGGCTAAATGAACTTATACCTTCGGCCATTATTGTTTCATACGGAATAGCAGGAACTGACAACATATATGTTCTTGATAACTGAGAATTGGTTGTAGTCTTGTCCTTACAATGTGCTGTTAGAGTAGCAGTGTCCCACTGCACTGACACACCAATCATTGTACCGGGATGGAATATTTCATATTCTGTAAATGTTTTATTAGTTCTAACAAAGTATTCATCAGATTGTAATGTATATCTGTAATTACCTACTATAGATGTTCTGGTACCATCTAAAACTTTTTCAAACTCTGACAATTCTTGTTGAGATAGTAAGTTCATCTCGTAATTATTTTCATTGCTAATGGTGTTAGTTATCAAATAATAATTATTCTTACCATTATCCAACACTGTTTGTTTTAAGTCGCGTATCTCAATAGATTTTGTACCGGATAAGTCAAAATCGCCATACATTGCATATACTGCTTTGTATAAAGTGTCTCCAGGTAGTAGTACTCCTTCGTCATTTAATGAAGCAGGGTTTATAGGAGCGTCAGTTAAACTACATCCGTTTACCACAAATGACGGCTTAATTATAGGTGATTGAACAGTTGCAGTTGCGTCACTTGATGAAATACCAACATACTTCTTGTAATGATATGGGGCGTCGTCTGCATCCTCAGTGCGCCAGAAAAATACAGCTACGTCTCCTACTTGTAGTTGGTAATCTCCATTAGCAGGTACTTGATACAATATCTGCTCTTTGTAAAGTATAATGTGGTCATCTTTCCAAGTTGTATGTATAATAGCATCAGTACCTACATACTCTGAGTTAGGTTCACTGCTGGTTCCCACAACAATACGTTCTTTCTTATAACATACATTTAACCAAGAAGAAGGGCCTTGGAATAATCCGTATATGTAAGGATAAGCTGTAACTGAGTCAGCACCTATAGTTTCATAGCATTTCTTATCCTTATTATATTCACATATAGGAAGATTATCAAAGTTAGTGTAAGTTACATTGTCTGCAATAAATACAGCACTAACATTATCCTCAGTCACCCAGTGATTAGCCGCTTTTAGGCTTGTATCAACAACTTCAGAAGCACTTCTAACTGTATTTGCTTGTTCCTTACCTGGTTTAATAGACACTTCAGGAGCTTGACACTGCATTTGATAGTGAGGCGCTTTATTTAGAGGGGACCACGAAGGCTTTTGCACAGTACTAACAGGCATAGCAACTTTGCCGAAGGACCAGAAAGGACTCTGCACTTCATATTTATACGTGTTTGAACTCTCAGGGTCAACGTTATTGAAAGTGGTCTGTAATTGTGTGCTCAAGAATTTCTTATAATCAGTATTTACATTAGCTACTATCCAGTTAAATATCTGTGTGTCAGTTAAGGCATCAGTATCTTGACCGTTAGCATCTGTGAAGGCCCTCCACCATTCCTTGTTATTTCGTAGCCAAGTAATGATGTTTTGTCTTAATATCGCTCTAGTAAGAATATTTTGACGTGTGTCAATAACAGCTGTCGTTACTGTGTAATAGGGTAGATACTCTTTACTACCCTCAGCACTTTCATAAGTTTGTCCAGAAAGACCTAGAGTACAAATAGAACTATTCTTTGAAATTAGATATTTATTAGTTCCTACATTATATAAAGTCCATTTATCAGGAACGGGTGTAAACCACTTCGTTGCACTGTTTAAAGCATCATTACTGTCAAATGGACAAAACTTTTTACTTGATTCGTTATAGTAATAACAACCTGCAACAGATTCTGGCTTTGCTCCTGTTGTGTGTTCTTCAAACTCTGTGTCTAGAATCCACTTAGTGTTATCCGCTTGATATGTATTTGTAGGAGCCGCTACTATGTCACCAGTATCAGCGATACAATAAGCTTTATTTTTTATGTAAATTCGAACTTCGGCAGGAAATGATAAACTATCCAACTCACATTTTGTGTTATCATCAACAGAGCCGAATGAGAATAGGCCTTTACTTATATAATCATAGATAGCATTATTATAGTCATCTGAATTAACTTCATAAACTGTGTTGTTGTTAATTGCTTCTGACCAATCCACAACGTTCTTAGTTTTACCTGTGTTCTCGTTTAGAATAAGTTGGAACTTAGCATAGTTAGAGTAATTAACTGTACTTTTAAAAGTAGGCGCTAGAAATCTAATAGACTCGTTATCTTTTAAAGTATAACTAGCTTCTAAAAGAGCGTTGTTTATCTGTGGTTCAGGAATATCTATATTATCGCCATTTGAGTTAAAAGTTGTTTTAATCGGAACAGACTTTGTTGGGTCATCTTTGTCCGGAGGAACTGCAAAAGGAGATATAACAGCTCCTGTCGTAATTCTGCTAGCAGAAAGTTCACTTTCATACTGTTGATTAACTTTGTAAGTAAAAGCAGATGCATTCTTAAATAACGGTGTTCTACCACCTATAACGCTTTTTGCAATAATCTCTTTTTGTATATTTGTTCTCAAACTCGAATAGAGGTCAAAATCGTTTTCAATTGGATTATATCTATAAACATCATTGCCCCATAAGAAGTACGTACGTTTTAACTGCGCTTTACTCCAGTCTTTTAAGTAATGGCTGGAAGGAGAAACATCTTCAGCACAATTACATTGCACAACTAACTTAGAATCTGTGCTAGATATAGGAATATCTTTGAACTCTTCTTCATCCTCATCCCAATAGGTAGCAAATGTTGTATATGTAAAATCATCTAAAACCGCTATCTTTATACGTTCATCACAATTAACTATTGCATCGTAGATGACATCATAAGAAGGCAATTCTCCGAATTCAACAACCCTAGAATTACAAGTATTCCATAAAGCCTTAACTATGTTAGATTTAACTTGGTCAATCTGTATACTTGTAAGGAAATGTTGTGGCACAACTTTCAACCCTATGGGGAATACGTTTTTAAACAAACAAGGTAGATTGGACACAATGTTTCTAAAGTTGTGTTGTACGCATTGCTGATTATATATGTATCGTTTAATCTCTTCGGTCTGAACACTTTCAGAAGGTATAAGGTCAAATGTTTTCTCATAATCAGTAATACTATCAATTATATGCGGTGTATCGAATAAATATAGTTTTAAATCAAAAGCGTTCATTGAAGTATCGCCATTATGATATTTCTTGTAGAGATATGAACCTCTGTCAGCGTCTTCACTTGTATGTTGTGTCATAGCCCCTGTGTCAGCATTATATATGTACCAATCGGTCTCCCCAACATCAGCACACACCGCTTTAAAGTAACTCACGCATTCATCACTGTGAGTTAATTGAGTTACATAAGGATTAACAGTGTCTGATGTGCGAATTTGATACGCGTGCTGAATATCATTTAATCTGTCACTTACAATAACGTTAGACACAAGACCGCTATTATATACTGCATTAACATAATCGCGTAGAGTAACTAATGTATTAAAAGTTCCTGCAATTTTTCTATAGTTACGATATGCTTCTTCAATAGTCTCGGGGTCAGAGCCGTTCTTACTTGCTGAAGCATTATATAAATTTATGATATCACTATTTAATAACATACTATCTGAACCGACATTAACTGTTACATCAGAATAGAACCTATCAATACATCCTGCTGAAACGTTACCGGCACTACCTTGAGAGGTGAGATAGTTAATTGATAATCCGTTGCCAATTAACTTATCTACGTCTTCAGGAAATTCAAGATAACAAGTTGAATTACGACTATCAATACCAAACTCAAAATAAGTATTTCCTCGAGGCTTAACTTGCAAATTATCAACGCGTTCCCATAATTTGCTGTTATCAACACTTCTTATAAAGATGCCATTTTCAGCAACAGCACTCTCCGGAAGGTAAACACGATTATCACTGTCTAAATGAGTAATACTTATTACTTGAGAACCATTAACAGACAATGTTTGAAATACACCTTCCATACCATCACCTACAACAACGTGATGGTCATTGTCAATTACTAGTTCTTCAGTTAAAGTGTAAACTGCACTACCATCTTCGTTAGTAAGCATAGTATACTGTGGGATGGTTACAGTTTCACCATTTTCAAGTGCTCGCCCTATCCATTTAAAAGTAAATGATGTAGACGCGGATTTATACCAAGGCATTATATATGCTAATTGTTTGTATAAGTTACGCGCATTCATCTCTTGTGTAACAGTTTCGGGGAACATTTCAAGTACATTCTTATCTATGTTATAGTTATTCTTATCTGCAATGATAGCGTCAGCTTTCAGTAGTATAACGCCTGGGTCAGACTCATTACTAACAGAAGGGTCCCACTTTGAACTTAGTTGTTTAACTAAGTCAAGTAGTTCTACATATACAGATGTAAAATCTTTATTTGTATAACTTAAGTTAGATAAAGGATTAGTTTGCACTCACTCTCAACCTCCATTTTATTCATCTGTCATTAATCTAATCTGATATAGATTAGGTTGATTATCTATTTTATTTATACAATTGATGGTGGCGTATAAAGCCGTCTTATCGTGTGTTATAACTATATCTTTTCGTGTTAAAGATAGTTGAGGCATAAATATCTGAAGAGACACATATATGTCATCAATAATCAAATCTCTTAGCACAACATTATTCTGTTCATATATAAAACGCTTTAAGTTAGTTCCAAAATAAGGGTCACCAAATAGTGATTTTTTCCAAGAAGCTAACAGTAATTTTAGATTTGAACACGTTGCTTCTTTATCTTCAACTAACAGTGTTCGTGAGGTTGCAAACATTTCAGGGAATGCAATTGAAAACATTTCTATTCCTCCAATTTAAAAAATAATTGACCAGTAGTTGGATTACTAGGAGTGGTCTTTCCGTATAAACCTGATGCGAGGACCATTTTTGACAAGTTTAGTAATTCAGAGTGTGAATGACTACTACCGGAGTACTCGGAGTGAGTGTGATTACTGTCCGCTTTACTATTCCAATTAGTTCTATCTTGAGAACTCACGTGCATAGTACTATCGTTCTTATGAGTGTTCCAAGTGTTCTTATCGGCAGCACTCACGTGTATATCCGAATTATTGATATGACCATTCCAAGCACCACGTTCATTCTCACTGATGTGTTTTAACTTTTGAGTATTCGTAACTCCAGATTCGTTGATATGATTATTTAAGGATTGTTTTATATTATCCGTAATTAAGTACATCCCTGTAGCAGGATTGCTTCCTTGGGCAGGGTCACCTAATTCCTTATCCAAATCATCTACGTCCGATTTAAGCTCGTTTAAGTAATCTGAAAGGTCTTCAATATCCTCTTCACTTACGGTTACACGTTGTTTAAGCACATCAGCCGCATAATCCGATGCTATATCGTGTTCTTTCATATATATGATACTATCGTTTATGTTATTTATATCAACAGTTATATCATTATGAAATCGAGTATTCTCTTCAAATGTATGTTTAATAGACTCCTGCTGACCTAACAACGTTTGAATACTTGAAGGTGAGACAGCTCCGATATTTGTATCTGTCGGCAAAGTAACGTTAGTACTAACTACTAGACTTGTAGGTTTCATATCACTTTGTAATTTTTCAGCTGTCTCATTCATTAGTGCTCCTATTATTACGGGAGCACTATAGTCTGTATTTTCAAATAATACAAAAACCGCACATCCTGTTATATAAGCGGGAATCACCCCTGGTGGTGTGCAAACAGTAGCTGTGTATAACTCAGAGTCAGGAGTTCGACCCACTGCAGAACCACTTTTGTTTATTGAAGGGATTCTAACTGTGTAATGATATGCGTCAAGCTTATTCACAATGAAAGCTCTTTGAATTGTCAATTATCTCCACCTACTCTCAATAGCGTTAAAGTGGTCTTATAGCCTTGCGCGCTTATTGAATCCACTTGTTTGGTAATTATGTACAACCCACTGGATATATGTTTTTGGCCACCCGCAAACCATACATTGACTTTAACATAACTCATCAATATAGAAGGTCTTGTCAATCCTTTTAGCGTGAGTGTCGCTTGTATCGGAAATTGCGTCATTCGTGTCCACCAGTTACTTTTAGTAACAGAGAAATTATTAGAGCTAGTTTTCATTGTTGAAGGAGCATACTCTGTAACTAGTTGACCTGCGTCATTGATTGAATATGTGTACTCTTCCTGATTTAATTCAGATGCATAATTATATAGTAGAGCCCACGATTGGTCATTATTTAAACTGAATTGAGTTACAAAATTGTCATCAGGATAGTTTATATCAATCTCATAAGTATCAAGTGAGGATGGCACAACAGTAGTAGGAGTAATTTCTGTTACTTTAAAATAAGTTCCACCATAATTGTTACTCCAATCATCGTGTATTGTTAAACAATAGCCTGAACTCTGAATAGCAGAAGTACTTGAATTATTATAGTTAACCATTGAATTTACTAGATAATTCATATAGGATAATGGTGTAACGCCGTTTTGAGCAAGTAGTTTAACTTTCTTATCATTTGAAGCAATGAGCTCTATCTCTTTACCTGTAGCCCCATTCACCATTCCGGTAAATACTTGTTTTAACCCATATTTGGAACTCTTGAGCATTTCTTTAAGTACATCACTAGGCTTAGCTTCTCTTGCAGGAAAATTATAAGACAATGCAACAAGAGCTAATGCATCACTTGTACAGTTAAGAGTGTATCTTATACACGAGTTGTTCATATCTAGATTTGTAGTAATATTGGTTATAATACAAACCTCTTCTTTATATATGTAACTCGGAGCGTTCCAATCTCCGTATTGTAATATAATCTGACGATTATTTGATGCAGAACTAAAAATCTTGTCAAGTAGATTAGGGTCTTCACCCGCCCTGACTTGATAGGAAAAGTTTAAAGTATATGTATTAACAGTACCGTTCACTTTAGTAATAGACATTGATTCCATAAAATTAGGGTAAGTAACTTTTACAGCTGCTCCGTAACTATTAGAAGACTTACTGCCTATGTATGACCCGAAAGTATAGCCTCCTATATTTGCAATTATAAATGGAGCTTCAACTAATGTGGGGATACTTACTAAATTAGCCTTTGTTCCCAAATAGAGCCCTCCTATTATATATCAAACTCAATATGACTAAAAGTTGGAACTTTCAAATGTGCACCTACTTCAAGTTTTTCATAAGGGTCTTGAATCTTATTAAAATCTGCAATTATCCAATAGTAAGTAGGATTATTATAATAGTATAATGATAAAGTATCTAGTGTATCACCTGGCTCTACAATATGTGTAACAAAATTCTTACCTTCTGTTATTAAGTGAGATGTTACGCCGTACACATATTTGTTATCCAAGCGATTGTAATAGTATGGAAAAACAGAGTACCTTGATACTCTGTCATAACTTTTATATTGTTTTTCTGTTAAAATATTCATTCCTAAGCCCTCCAGAATGTGCGCTCTAGTTTAGTATCTACTCCTCTAAAGCTACCTGCAGATAATATTGTCTGAGCATCATAAGGGTCAACTTCTTCCACCGTAAATGAAACTGATACGTGTGCATACTTTTCATTTGCTAATACAGGTGCTTGATATGTTACACCAACAGAACCTGTTACAACACCTTTTATAAATATATCATTACCAAAACGTACTGCAACCATTGGCGGGTCAACCATTTTTTCGGAAGCACCATAAGCGGGTAAAGCAGCTGCTTGAACAAGCTTGATAAGTGTATCAACATAATCGTCTCCTGTAGCAACTGTAGCATTACTCACTTGCCAGTTTATTTGAGACATCATATCTCTATGCAAGTCAAGATTTATCTGTAGCGAACGAGGTCCAGAATGACTATAGGAGTATATAGGAGCGGACCTTGCCATCGGAGTGCTGCTATTATATGTTACGCCTATCTGGTCATTTAAACTATCAGGAAAAGTAGGTATAACTATAAACTGGTCAACGTGATATAGATATATATAATTATCAATCATTCTAAAAATTTGTGATGTTGGCATTAACTTAATAGCCCCTTTCTAATTGCACGCTCGATGTCGCTGTCCACATACCCAAGTATGTCATACCCATTTAGATTATCGTTAGTACTTGCCGCTTTCATATAGCGGTCAAATAGTATATATCTTATATTGTCGTCCCACAATCCTTCATAATCAGGAGTGTAATGAACCGCATTCTCAACATACGCCACATTTTCATCGATATATTCACGAGTATCAATAGTGTTTCGGCATAAGTATTCTATTAGCTTGTCCGCAAAAGGATGCTGCTGACCGTCATTAACTCTCAATAAACTCAAATCACTTGTCAACATTGACGACACACCATCTGCAGTATTGTTCTCACGTTCAATACCCATTACATCAGTTACAGAAGTACTACTCACTCTAGTGTAATCGCCTTCTAACACAACTACTGTGGATGTATTGTCAACGGGCACTTGAATTGCAAGGTATAGATACTTCTCGTAAGCGTGTAACATCGGATAATAAGTTTCTGTAGGCTTACCACTGAGTTTATTAGCATTTTTATATGAGATACAATATGTTTTAGGCTGTGCGAACTGCATATTGTTATGGAGCACAACTCCTTCATCTAGATAGTCAGATAACAATGATTGGTTTTGAGCATCAGTAACAAGGTCTTTATTATAAAAAACAGCTTTCATCAGAACAGGAAATGCACAATCTAATGCTACTGTGTATGTCTTATCAAATTTAATAGGAATAAGATATGTCTTGTATCTGGGGTCCTTACCACTGATAATATTACTTTTAGCTTTAATGTCTAACACAAAAGTATCTGCTAGTTTATAGTTAAAACAATTATACAAAGGCATTAAATCCAAATCATATAGATTATTAAGATATCTAAGATATTCACCAAGACGATAGTGTGTTTCAGTATCATAATAACTACTGTTAGAGATAAAAGTCTCTGTTTGCCCTGGTATGTATGTTTCAGGAGTCATTGTCGCAATAGTGACAAATTCTGCTCTATCATATTTCTGCACTCCTACTACATCATTAGTTACTGCAAAAGGACCTTCCTCTTTAGTGTATTCACCTTTGATATTTACTTGTTCAACAAACAGCTCTTCAATATAAGATGTGTCAATATCACTCGCCGCTTCTCTTGCTTCTTGTGCAGTGTCAAACAGTGTAGATTTTCTAAAATCAAAATAAAAACGCTCTTCATCTACATTGTAATATAATATAGCGTCAGTAGGAGCTTCTATGTAACGTGTCCCTATAACATACTTATAAGCACCTACAAAACGCGTAATAGTCATAGAACCTTCATTAACACGTAGTGGCTCTTGTACATATAAGTAATCGCTTTCTTTTAAAGAACCGCGGACGCCTACAAAACGTCCGCTTTTAGTACATTTAAGAATTTTATTCTTATAGGTATAAATACATCCTTCTATCATATCATCATTATCAAATATCAACTTGTAAACAGGCACAGGAGATTTTGAAAGAAGGTATTTGATGTATTTTGAAATTAAAGTCGTTTTAAAGAATTCTTGTAACATATATATCACCAAACTAATGTTCTGTCGTTAAGGTTTGTCACGTAGTTTGAACCATCAGCTTCTGTGTCAACTTGTAAACGTAAGCCATCTTCGTTTTGAACGCGTACGTGTGCTTGAGCGTGGTCATCTTGACCTAAGAATAAAGCGTACAAATCACCAATAGTTTTAACTGCGGCTCTTGAATCAGATGAATTAGCGCCCATAGCTTTTACAATAGCTTTAGCTAAGTCATTGTAGTTAAACTTAACTGTGGTTGCTGTAGTAGGCATCTTTGATACTTCTACCACATTTGACCCTTTCATTGCATTACGCGACGCTGTGTTTATATCCACAAGTACACCAGTACTATTACTACTTTTTACTTTCAAAGACTGTGTTGCTACGGCACTCGCAATAGCCGATGCTGTTGGTGGGTCTTTGGCCATATTAGTAACCTTGGCAGATAATGTTTTACCGCTAATGGCATTAGCAATAGCATCTGCTGTTGGAGGAGCACTTACCATATTAGTAACAGTTGTTTTTAAATCATCTTTA